CGTACACGACGCTACCGTCAGAATCGCATATAATCTTCACTCCCCTCGGCTTGCTTATTATGGATATGAAGTCATTCAGTTTCACTTGAGTGAACGTCCCGCCTTTCCCGTACTCGGAACTGTAAGCGAACTCGCTCTTGTACACGACGTACACTTGCTTGCCGGTATCGGACATGCAGAACCCTCCCTCGTGCTGGTCACCGTCCCCGACGAACCCTTGAATCTCTGACAGGGAGTTATCGTTCTTGTTGTACTCGAACAACATTAACTGCCCGTTATTACTTCCCGATGCGCCGTGAGTCCTGGCGTAATATATTTGATCACCGTTCTTGTTAATATCGGCTCCATCGTTCTTGTTTATGAACATGTCTCCCACCACGTCAACGGCATCCCCGTTCGTCTTGAAGTGAGTGAAGTATCCCCTCCCTGCCGGGTCCAGGTAATTACCCGTGTTCCCGGTGAACGCTATAACACCCTCCGAGTGAAAGCTCGTGTCGTTTGCGTCAAAAGACCTGGTCTTGAAAGACTTCAAGTAAGCCTTCGAGAAACTGGTGTTAGGCAACGACATGGAAAGCTCGTGAGATGTCCAGTACGTCTTCACGCCGGATACCGGGTCCATGTAGGAGTTAACGAACTTGACCTTGTCCTTGTACACGTAACACTCCACCATCATGTCGTACTCCACCTTTTTCGAGTCCTCGTCATCAAGCTCGGACGTCGAGGTAGAATACGGGCTTATGGCTGACGTCTCACGGGTATCGTAAATGTATCTTGCGGCGAACAAGGGATTGATGTTACGCATCTCCCCCAGCTCCGACTTCTCGGCTATCTCCACGTCAACGGAGAGTGGGGGGCGTTTAACCAGCTTCATGGACGTCCAGTCGTAAAACTTGAAGTACCCCCTCGTCTTGCTGGTGTCTATCTCCACCGGCTCGTTGGTCATCCAGTCGTGAAACACCATGATGTCGTTAAGCATGGCGAACCCGCTCACCCTCGTTTGAAGGTTGAAGGGGGTGACAAGGTCCTGCGTGAGTACCTCCGGGGTGGAATCGTAAACGAAGGTGGTGGGTAGCATCTTCATGGCCCTCGCCTCCATCTTCTCCATGTCAACCTTGTAGATCGTTCCACCGTCATGGGTATCTCCCTTCTTCGGGGGGATGTCGAAACGGAACCTCTTGATAACCACGCACATGTAATGATTAGTCTTCGGTGCCAGTTGAAGACCGAGGAAACCGTACACGTAGGCTTGATCCTTGTCGTACTCGGTGGACGTCCAGTAGTAATTTCCTGATCCTTCCTGTTCTTCCGTGAGCGGTACGGGTGTTGACAAGGCACGGGAGGAACGGGTGAGGGGGGCGTCTTCCTGAACCTCCACGGCGGTACCCACCCCTATGTACTGGTTGTTGAACGTGATGATGTCTTCCTCCCTCTCGGAGATAAGGAACTTCCATGTTTCCTCGATGTTGTCTATCACGTCCTTGATCTCTTCCTTGGAGGGGACGTACCACCCGAACCCTTGATTGTAGGCTTGCGTGAACACCGATTGATCGTCCTTCTTGTTGTGAAGGAAACATATCGTGTTTCGTAGACCGTCTTCCTCCCGCAAGGTGGATAGCTGGTCAACGAGGACGTGACTTCCCTTGCCGGTAACGGAATCGTATTCCAGTATAGAAAAACCGCCTTGCTTGAGGGCGGTGAACAGGTATATCTTGTTGTTGTACTCGTACATGCCGGCGGTAACCGATCCAGCCGTGAACAGTGGCTCGTCGATGACCACTTTCGTCCCGTCCATGCTCTCGATAACGCCGGAGTTCTCGTTATCGGTGTCTATCACACGGACGTTTCGAGCCTCACGGTATTGCCCCTTCGGCATGTAGCGGGGGTCGATGTCCATGTTCATCTTTCCCCCCGAGAAATCTTGTATTACCTTCATAGCGCTCTCAATAATGCTTGAATAATTTCCTCTCTCTTGAAGTTCATTTCAAACTTGGCGTCCTTGTAACGACGGTTCTTCTCTGCCTTCGCCCGTATCTTCTCGTTCATCGGCACGTTACGCCTTCTCTCGATGATCCGCCAGTATATGTCAGCTTCCAGGTACTTCTGCAAGTACGGGTGAACGTTGATCTTCGTGATGTCCGTGAAGTCCACGTTGGACACGTAGCATATAAGGATACGATCGTAACCCTCCGGCACGTCGTCGAAGGTGAGGGTGTTATCCCTGTAATCGAACTGGTAACCGTTCTTGCTAACGAGGAAAGAGTTGTGACGGCACGGCAGCATGCACTCGGCTGACTTCATCCCGTTGAGGTCAACCCCCTTCACGATCTCGTAGTCGTTGTTGTCTATCATCGTTTCTTCCTCGTTCGTCAGGATGTTCTGGGCGGCGTACACGTCATCGTTCTTGAGCATGTACGAGTACCACGTGTTGATGTTATCGTTGTAGAGGGCGGGAATCTTGTACCCGTCGTGCAGGAAGTAGATGGCTATGTAGTCGATGAAGTCGTTGGGCATCCTGAACTTGCCCACGGCGTTCATCTCCCCCTCCGCCTCCTTGTATTGCTTGTCACCCACGTATCGCAGTTCCTCGACCGCTCTCTGGGCGTGTTTTATGACCAGTTCCCTGCTGACACCGTGAACGTAACTGTCCGGGTCAGTGGCGTCTATCAACACCGAGTCGATAATGTCTGTTAGTTTTACGTTCATAAGGCGTTGTTCTTTTGAAATTCGTTAGCTTGATCCTGTGCCATCACCTGTATCACTTCCGCCTCCCTCAAGTGGACTCCGAAGCATAACGCTATCTCCACCACCAGCACGTTGAAGAAATGTTCTGGTAACGTGAAGTCTTGATAGCTCTTGACGGAAGGGTTGAACACCGGCTTTCCCTCTATGACCACGTAAGTCCACCGGGGTCTCGGGGGTATCTTGTAATAATGCACCTCTATGGAAGTGCTGTCCGGTAGCACCTGTATGCCTTCCTCCGTGATGGCGTAATTGGGGTACGTCTCGGATGGCCTGTTGTACTTGGAGTTACCTATCATCCTTAGCCGTGCCACGTCTATCATGGTGGCCTCTTTCCCCTCCCTGTACACGGCGTTCAGTTTCTCGGTAGGGGGGAAAGGGAAGAAGGGGTCATCATCCCCCTTCTCCAAATCTTCCACCACGGCGAGCCTGTACAAGGCGTTTTCAAGAATGTCCTTCGGGATCGCCGAGTAGCCTTGCTTGTCCCTGTTATACTTCATCCTCAACCTGTTAGGTATCTCTGAATATATCTTGGACTGGGCCAGCCCGCAAACGGAGTTAAACTCGTCGGGAGTTATGACACCGTACCCGTTCTTGTTAAGTAGCACGTTGACTACCTTGTACACCTCGTCTATCATTTATTCTAAGCGTTTAACTTGGTTAAAATCTTGTCATAAGCCACGCCACCTTCCTCGCTTGTCATCGCCCACTCGGCGAACTCGGAGATGACGTTAAGACCCGGGGCGCAAGTGTAGATAACACCCCCCGATGCCCAGCTTAATTCAGTCTTTCTCGAGTTCAACTTCAAGATGTTCAAGCGTATGCCCGATTGAATCTTGAACTTGATCGTGTTTCTCTTGTCACCGAACATCTCGATGATCTCCCGGGGGGGAGTTCCAGTCTCCATCTTGCCAAGGATACCGGCACGAAGGATGGTAGGATTCATCTCGGTGGTGATTCCCTTCAAGGTAGCGTAAACGGCCTGCAACACCTCGAAGTCTGATGTCTTGCAAAGTTCAACCACGGTAGCCATGTCAGTCCACGTGCTTTCCTCGATGGCGGCGTCAGCCTCAAGGTCCTCGATATAGAACACCTTGTCCTTGCCGTAGAAAGGATGCAGCATGAGAAACATCTGCAAGCCTCTATCTTCCGGGTAAATGGTCCACCGGTCACCGGGGAAGTCCACACGTCTAAGCTCTACCGGCCCGTCGATGTTCTGGTCGTTCTCGATGGCGGTGGGGGATACCGGGGTGTAACGGAGGTTGAACACGTAAGTCTCGCCGTTCTTGCCGGTGTACACGTGACGTGTCTTCGGTCTTAACGAGTGATTGTTACGGGTACCCGTTAGGAGGAACGTCAAGGGTTTCTTACCCAACCCCTTTTTCTCTAGCTCGGCGATCATCTGTCCTTTCGCCTCTTCTTCCGTGATTCTCTTCGTTTCTTTTGCTGTTGCCATATTCGATTTAATTAAAATTAGATTTTAAATAAAAAGGGGGAGGGGTTATTATTCCCTTCCCCCGAGGTTTAATATTTAAGGTCAATTAAGCCTATGCTGACACGCCTTCGAAGATCGCCCATTTCTTCAATCCCACGCAGCGCAATCCCCATTCAGACAACCAGTCGATACCGAAAACGTCCCAGGTGTTGGTAGCGTCCGGCACGTTCTGTGAACCGTGGAACGTGGTTACAAGCTCACGGCTGTATCCCGGCATACCCTTGTACAACTTGGTCAAGTACGGGGCGTTGATCGTGCTGTTCTGCCCGCTCAAGTCACCGTTGTAACCGGTGGTGATGGATGCACGTCCTAGCGGTACCATGATACCGTGGATTTGATTCTCGGCTGCGAAGTTATCCGGGTTCAAAACGGTCGGGTCTTTCAACAGTTTCCAGGTGGTCTTGTAGAACTCGTACCCACCCATCTTGAAGGCGTCGAAACCGAAGTCAAGCATGCGTTGCTTGTTATCGAAGTAACCCCATGTTGCCGATCCGGCTCCACCAACTTTAGCCAGCCAGTTGTCGATTGACAACGATGCCTCGGTAGACAAGTACAACAAGTTGTAAGTCTCGCCGTTAACCTTGTCAAGACGTTTGATGATTGACTCGATGTCGGCAGTCCCGGAGATGTTACCCTCGAAACTGTTACCGCCGTTTCTGATCTGGTCGAACACTCCCTCGATACCACGGAACCCGGCAGTCTTGGCCGTTGAATCATCGGCAACTTTCTTGCCAACGAACGCTTGAATCTCCATTTGATCCAGCATTCTCTCTCTAGCCTCTTCAACCTCTGCGCTGAACCAGAAGATGTTTCCATCAGGAGTTTTCAACCATGTAGCGTCACACATGTCGGAACCGTTGATCTCGAACATGTCCTTACCGATGATAAGGGAGGTGCTACCGATTTCAACCTCACGGGTCAAGGCACGGGTCATACCAGGCGTTCCCTTCTGGAACTCGTAACCGGCAGCCATGATGGTCAAACCGCTAGTTCCAACGGTCCAGTCAGAACCATCGTAAGTTTTAGCGGTGAACGTTCCGGCGTCGTAATCATCCGGGATACAGATACCGTAGTTCACTTTCTTGCCAGCCTTGTCGATAACCATGAAGTTCTCGTTGGGGCGGATGGTGTGAGCGGCGTAAGTGAACACGTCACCGGCACGGGTCACGCCTTCCAGCAATTTACGTCTACGCCCGGTCATCCCGAAGAACTGGGTGTCGGCGGAGATCATCTCCTTCTGGGCGTATTTATCAAGGAACCCACGGATGGTTTGATTCCCGTATTGATCGATGATCGTGTCCTTCAATGAAGGATAAAACTTGGTCGTGAAGTCATAAAGACTCATGTAGTTACCCGAGATCGGTTGAACTTTGATGTTCGGGTCAAGGTAAAAACTATTAGGTACGTTTACTAACATAACAATTATCTTATAAAGTTATTGTCTTTAAGGAACCTGCGGAATTCATCTTCCGACGGGCCCTTGACATCTCCCGGTTTGGGGGCGTCAGTGGTGGCGTTAGATTTCTTCCTCATTTCCTCTTCGACGGTATTCGCTTTCACCGCCTTGGCGTGTTCTTCCAGTATCTTCGGCAATTCCATCCCGGCGGTGATCACTCTTACCAGGTTGCCGTAATTGAAGGTACCGTCCTCGTTCTTGAACGTTCCCAGCAGCGAGTCGATCCCGTCAAATACCTTATCGTATCTCGACTTGTCACGAATCTCGTAACTAAAACCGTCAATCTCGATCTTATCAAGACTTGACAAGGCTCCTTTCGCCCCCTTCACCCATTCTTCTTTTCCCTTGTCAACGTTTTCCTCCACACGCTTGAGAGGAGTCTTGTATTGCTCTTTCTGGGCGTTGAAATACTTTCTAGCTTCCTCGGCCTTGGTCTTCAAGCTAACCAGCTTTGACCTGTTCTTGCGGTCAATTGCCTTTCTCTCGTCATCTAGCATGTCCTCGGTCACCTCCTCGGTCTGGAAGTAGTCTTCATACATGACTTCAATATCCTCCTTGTCTAGTGACGGGTATTGAGTCTTGAGGTACTCCTTGACAACTTTCTCGTTAGGCTCGTTGTCCCAGTCTTTCTGTACCTTGAAGTAATCGTCCACTCCCCTCCCGGTTTCCCGGACGAACTTGTCGATGTTAGCCACGTCAGGACTGGCGTAATCAACGGGTTTCTCAACCTCTTTTTCCACCTCTCGAACCGTTACCAGGTCTTCCCACGTCTTCACTTCCTTACCTACCTTACCGGCCAGGTATCCCAGTATTTTCTCTTCCGGTACCTTCGAGAAATCTATTTCCTGATCATCGACCTTTTCAACGGGTTTCGCTTCTTGTGAAACGATCTCCGCCTCCTTAGTTTCAACTTCATCAGCCGGCGCTTGTTCTCCCTCCTTGGCGGCAGGGACTTGCTCTCCCGGTTTAAAAGTTATGTCTTTCAGTATTTCATCTAACTTTCCCATTCGATTCAATTTAAATTGTTACACAAATATATAGATTTTATCTATAACAACAAAGAGTTAATTGATTTTCATGTCTCTTTTATCTTGATTCCATGCACTTTAAGCATCAGCTTGCGCTTTATCTTGTAAACGTCAGTGCGGAATCCCTTGGTGTCTTCCACCACGGTCTCCCCCGTCTCGACGTCGGTGTACACGAAATCGGCCACGTACTTGCAAGCCAGCTCGACACAATGCCTGTTCTTCCCCTCCCCCTCGAACTGTGCCGGTATCAACGTGTAAGTGACCTGTTCTTGCAGGTCCTTGATCTTGCCGGCCTTCTCCAGTAGCTTGAGGGTGGCGGCACGGGCGGCCTCCTTCTTCGAGGCGTGACCACCCGACTTGACGTTCCCGTATTTAGATTTCCCTCTCATCCCCTCGCCCTCCTGTCACCGGCGGTACCGTTCTTCCTTCCACGGTTGGCGGAAGATGACGTGTACCGTTTCGTTGCGTGATCGTAGTCCTTGCCGGCACGAGATGATTTCCCGTGCTTCTTGTCATGCTCACGGTTACGCTGGCTAAGCTCTGACCGTTTCTTCCTTTGCTCCGGCCTGCGGTTAACCTCGGTATCCGTTTTTTTCTTCTTCTCCCTAGCCTCCGGGTGATCCCGGTAATACTTGGCTGACCTGGATAATTCAGACCTGTCCTTCTTCGGTGGTGCCATCTCCTGTATAATTTTGCGTTTGGTTAACTTCTTCCATCGGTGGAATCTCGACGGGCGGGGCGGCTTGAACGTCCTGCATGGCGTTCATGCTCTCGAACGGTATAGTCGGGCCTCCCCTCTGTCTCTGGTTGATCATGGCGCTCTGTTGTTGCGCTTGCTTGTATGTGCGGGCATCCTTGGCCTGTTCCTTGTACTGGTTCGACTCTGCCGTGACACGTGCCTGCAAGCCTAGCTCCTGCATCCTCAACTGGTGTTTAACACGTTCCAGTATGATCTCTCCCTCCACCTTCTTCTCGTTTATCTGTATCTCCGATTGAGTCTTGAACTGTAATTCCTGACCCTTGGCCTGAATCTCCATCATCAGGGATTGCTGTTTCTGTTGCTCGATGGCAACCTGCGCCTGCGCCTGCATCTGGGTCTTCATAGCCTCCATCTCCTTCTGTTTCTGGAACGCCTCGTCCTGACGTTTCTTCATGATGACCTTCAAGTACTTGGACGCCATCTTGATGTTGTCGATAGACAGGATGTCCATCCTATCGGCGAGGGTGATCTGCCCGGCTTGAACGGCGGCGAGTATCACTTGATCTAGCTTGGCTTTCTCCTCGGCGTCGGGGGCAACCTCCACGATCACGTCCAGATTGTACTTGTACAGGGTCTTGTAATCGTCGATAACGTCATCTTCCAGCAAGTAAGACATCACGTCATCGGAGAACGATTCCTTGTACATCGACATCTGTTGCGCCCTGTTAAGGCTAACCTCCCCCGTCCCCTTCTTTATGGACATCAGTCCCTCGAAGATGTGCTTGGTGGCGGTGTTACTCATGTTAAGGGCCATCTGTTGAGTCCCTACGAGCGCCCCGTTAAGCGGTGCCGAACCGTCACGCACCCTGTTAACGCCGGTAACCTCGTAACACATGTTCATGTTCTGGTTGTAGGCGTTGATAAGCTGCATGAGCTTCTGACCGTCAGCCGTGGGGATGTTACGAAGGATGTTACCCTGCAATATTTGATCGTCGTCGTAAGCCGTTCCCTTGTACAGCAAGGCTCCCGTCTGGTACATCATGTCCAGAACGTCGGAGGGGGTGAGCTTGGCGCCGGTGCCGATGTCTATATTCATCAGGGCGTCAACGTTGATCTCGAACATGTCAGGTTTCATCTTTGAGATCAAGTGTCTAAGCTTCAACACGATAAGGTGTATATCCTCGGCGTAAGACTTCAAGTTCTCGACGATCGATGGTACCGTCAGCTCGTAGATGATGTACGGTGCCATCACGGTGTTGGCGTTGTTCACCGGCCGGATCATGTCACGCATGAGGTGGTAGTTGAACACGAGGTTCATCCCTAGCACGTAGTATCCCTCGAACCACACGTCGTACTTCCCTTTTATCATGCGGGAAGAGGATTCCTTCGGTAGAACGTAGTCCTTGTCCTTGGGGATAAGGTTATTGCGTTTCCTCTTGTACACCTCGTCCATCGTGGTCTTGAAGGTGAAGTACATTACCGTGAACAGGTCGTCCTCGTTAGCCACCTCGTCCGGCTTGAACCGTTTATCACTCACCCCCCTCGCCAGGGCCTGGTACGACACCTCTCCACCACTCATCCTCACGATTTGCCCGGCGGTCATCTCCATCATCTCGGCGAAGTAGTAACACCCCTTCTTGTCACGGGTGTACAACGGGTCGTACGAGTATAACAGGTTCTTGCAATCAACCCTTCTCATGACCACGCCGTAGTTGGGATCGGACTCCACCCTTATGGCGGCGATGCCGTTGGTAACGAGGTCTTCCGCCACCCTGTTCTGTATCTCACGGAAGTAGTTAAGGTCGAACACCCTGTTAATGATGATCTCCGACGCTATCTCCTTCTTCTGCCTGTACTCTAGCTGCATGTGAAGGTCTAGCTCCTCCTTGGAATCTGGCACGTAATCAGGCACGAAGTTGATACCGGTGGCTATCGTCATCTCCTGCGTGAAGTCTTTAGTTAGCATCTCGGTTTCCAGTCTCTTGCGGTACTTGTTACGTTCCTCCCTTGACATGATGTCAACACCCTTGGTCTTGATCTTGAACATGTCGGCGGGGAAGGAGTCCTTCACCACGTTAACGAACTTTGGAACCACGGAGGTGAACTCCCAGTTAAGTGACAGGTAAGCCTGGTCCTTCGGGATGTTAAGCATGTTCTTGAACCTGTCGATGTCCACCTCGTTGTTACGAAGCGCCTCTAGTTCCTCGAACTTCTTCTTCCGGCTGGTGTAATCGTTCCCCGTGATCCACTCGAACTCGATGTACTGGGCGTACTCTAGCCCGTACGATTTGCTTTCCTTCTCCTCGTTGGAAGCATCCCTGTTCGGGATCGTGACGTTTCTTCTTTGTCTATCCATTTTTTAACTTTCCATAAGTTCCAACATTCTCGTATATCCTGAACATGGGTCGTGTTGCCACCGGTTCCTCTGCCTCCCTCTGGCGTCTCTTCTTGCGAGTGTTACCTATGAGGGCGTACGCTGACGATATGGAGGCGTCACGCTTGGTCCTGTTCTTGTCATCGAAAGCCAGCCAGTCTTCCAGCGTGGCGTTAAAATACATTTCAGAGCTGCCTACGTTGTTCTCCACGAAGGATTCTATGGCGGCGTTTATCATCTGCGAGACGTTCTCGGACGTGGAAGGCATACCCCCTCTCACCCTCTCGTCTTCTGACAGCTTGTCCTTTTCCTTGTCCGTTCTCGTCATGGAGAACTTGCGATACCCACGACGGTACATCTCGTCTATGAGGTTGTTCACGTTGTTCTCTATGAGGGCCGGCATCCCGTAGAACACCATCGCCTTGATGGCGTCATCGAAGAATATCTCCTTCGAGTCCGGCCTGTTTATGTATTCAAGGAAGAAGTTGAAGTTGGGGGCGCCGGAAGAGTTCATGCCGGAGAACCCGTGGATCGAACCCTTCGACCCCTTCCCGTCAACGGTCTTGTTGACACGATACGGGTCTATACCGAAGTTACCGATATGCCTGTTAAGCGGTATCCACAACCCGTTCTCTAGCTTCACGTTATTCCTGAGACCCTCTTCCGGTATCCAGCTAACGAGGAACCTGCCGTCCGGCTTGTCGACGAAGATTACGTGTCCACTATCAGCAACCCCTTGATACCACTCGAAGTTACCACGTCTAAGGTGAGTCCCGTCTAGGTTATCGTTATACTTTATCTGCGCCAGTATGTTGGCCTGGTTGAACATGCACATGTTGATCGCCAGCTTGAACCCGTCTTCCTCGGTGCGGGGGTTCTTCCTGTGTTCTTCAAGCAATTGTTTCGGGTTATCCTTGAGTGCCTCGTCCACGTTCTGCAAGTAGGTCTTCACCCCTATCGACATGTTCTCCCCGTCCATCGTCCTCACCGGGGATTTAGGGTCTTCAACGATCATGTTGCCGTACTTGTCTATGAACCCCTCGTAATGCTCGAAACAGCTTATGAATATCTTGTACAGGTTGGTCACCGTCTGACCGTTACCGTCACGTTTCCGGGGGTCGGAGTTGTAGTACAAGTACTTGTACCTGTCCCCCGCCAGGGCGTCAGGATCGTTGGCATCCTTGCCGGTCATGAACTCCACGGTGGAGATCAGTATGGCCTTGCCGGTGATACGTCTACCCTTCGTGAGACATTTTCTCACCATCGTGAAATGGGTAAGCGTGTTACCGTTCTGTTTCTTCCACTTGCTGAACTCGTCACCGAAGTAGAACAGCAATGCCTCGCCGTCGTAACTGGACTCGTTGGTGGGGCGGAAGTTTATACGGGTGTTCAGCGCCACGTCCACGACCTCCTTCTCCTGTCCCGCCTTCTTGAGCTTGTTACCCGGCTGGGCGAACTCTAGCTCCGACTTGGATTTCTCGTCCATGCACATCGGCTTGAAGTAGAAGGGGAGGTGGGAGAACATGGTCGTTAACCTCACGAAGTTGGACTTGGCGTCGGTATCCGTCTTGGAAGTCATCCCGGATAGCTTGTTTCTTTGCTCTATCGTCTTGCAAAGGATGAACGCCATGATACAGTCCGTGGCACCGAAACGACGAATCTTTTCAAGGATAATACCGAGACAACGGTTATCCCTGTACATCGCCTCAAGGAACAAGAACAACTTCCTCTGGGCGGCGGAGTAATAGTAATACCCCCCGTCCGCTCCCGTGTAGCAATGCGTCATCATGAACCAGTGGGCGCCGGTTATGTACGTCGCCACCCCGTTGTTCATGAACCAGTACCCGTTCCGTTTCTTCATGTACTCGGAATCTATGTAATCCTCGTGACGCTTGGCGGTACGAACCGTCAGGTCCTTGGGTGGGGCCTGCCTGCGCCAGAACTGGTCTTGCTTGAACCTCTTTCCCCAGTCAATCTCCGCCTTGATCGGTTTCTTGGGGAGGGCGATACGGATGTCGTTTATCTCTATTATCTCCCCCACCGTCCCTTCCGGGTCTATCACCACGGCGTCTATCTCGGGGCGATAACCGGAGTGATCCTTCATCCTCGCGAACTTGTCGGCGTACTTCTCGGCGTAACCACCCTTGTAATCGGTCTCTTCCAGCATGATGTCTTCCTCTTCCAGCTTGCTCTTCACGTCATGCACGATGTCCTCGATCTCCATGACGTCGTTGAAGGCTACCAGCTTGGTGTCTATCATGGTGGATATGCTATCGGCGTCGTTACCTATCACGTCCGAGTTCATGACGACGTCTTCCAGCCCGGAGTAGAGGGATTCCACCACCCCCTGGCTGGCGTCTACTATCTTGTCTAGCGTGGCACGAACCCACTTCTCCTGTTTCCTGTCGTGATTGAGGATGGAGCCAAGCATGTTCTTGCAGCTAGTTATCGCTTTCTTCTTTAATTTTATGGCGTTCTTGACGGTGGTTTCCTTCTCCATGACGGCCGTGTCGATGTCCGCCGTGATAACCTTCATCAGTTCTCCCACGGCGATCTTGCACGATTGTATGAATCTGTCGTCACTCATCTTCAAGCTCTCCTATTATCCACGGCGTTTTCATCCTGTACAGCACGCTATCATCTATCTTGAACTCGTACTCGGAATCAAGGTTGAACACGACGGGCGTGCCGTCATCTATACCTTGCTCCCGTAGCGACTCGTTGGAGTACGTCATGATACCGTGTTGTTTCTTGTATTTTTCAGGGTTGGCCATCTCGAAACTCCCCTCCCTCACCCTGTCGTTGAGGACGGGTTCGACGTAGCACCACGGGTCAACGGCGATATGATCGTCACCCCTCTTCACGAGGTACACGAACTCCACGGGGATAACGAACATGTCATCGAACAGCTCGTTGCTACTACCCACCTTGTTATCCGTGTACTCCACGCTCCGGCGGCGTACCATGTTGTGGTGGAAGTAAGCGATGTCACCTGGCTTTATCCTCGGGTCCGATGACGTGACCACCTCCCCGTGTCTCACCACGTAGGTCATGTCATCCATCGTGTTGTTCACGTAAAATTTAGTGCCACCGGGGGCGGTTATCGTCGTCTCGTACGTCTCGGGGACGTGAACGATCACCCCGTTAATCCCTTTCAAGTTCCTTTTCATAATCGCTCACGTCAATGGTTAAACTCCCGTCATCGTGACGGTATATCTCCTTCCACACCACGGCCTCGTTGCCGTCTTTCTCCCGGACGTGTATCGTTATCTTGTCACAGTTTTTAAGGCGTTCCTTCTTGATCGAGTGTATGATCATGCTGGTCAAACCCCCACCCCGTGACGTGAATGACAGGGATTGTCCCACCCGGAAACATAACTTCCTGCCGTTATCCATGTAGCTAAATTCTCTTAAATCCATATTCAAATAATCAGGTACTTGTATTTATATTGACGCTTCACAGGAACACTACTTTTTAGGTCTATATATTGACGGTCATCCATAGTTGGAACCTCCACGTCCGAACCCCGTTGTACCACCGGTTTTTATTAAACAATTCTTATTTACTTATTAAAATTCCACCCGCTAATCCTGCCAATCCCCACACCCACCATCTCTCGTACCACCTGTCCCTCTCCTTGATGACGAGGGGTTGAATGGCGGTGGTGGTAACGTACGGGTTCTCGTTAACCACCCTCACGATGTACTCGGCGCTACCCATGAACTTCTTCCTCTTCCCGGAAACGAGGTACTGTGAGGCGTACACCTCGAAGTTGTCGAAGTGGATGCCGTCCTCCATCACCGTCCCGGAGACGTACCTGTACCTGTTCCTGTCGTGGAAGGGGATGTAAACGTTGCGGTACACGGTATCGAACTTTATAGTACCGGTGTCCCTGTACACGGTGTTCACCTTTACGATGAATTCTGGCTTCATCCCCTTGATCAACTGTTTCAGGGAATCGTTCTCCTCTAGCACCTTGCTGGAAACCGATAACATGGATAGCTTCTCCGCCACCTCCCGGTTGTACTTGTCCTTGTAAAACCTGACGGTGTCTTCCATCGCACGGGCGTTATACACCTCTCCCCCCACCTCCCTGTTCCGGTTCACGGAGTTCGAGATGATGAACACCACCAGCACGGTGGCTATCCACGCTATCGCTATCTTCCAGTTATTCTTCATCTACTTCATCTATCACGCAGATTATTTCCTTGTCGTGTATGGCGACGAACTCGTCATCACCGAGGAAGAACGGCGTGCCGGAATGGGAGGGGTGAATGATCGTGTCACCAACCTTCACGTCGTCTCTCCCGTTATTCATGGCGACAACCTCGCTCTTCCGTGTCACCTCGTTTCTCGTCTCCGGGATGAATATACTCCCCACCTTTCGCGTCTCTTGTTCGGTTTTCTTGATGATCACGTAATCGTTGATCGGCCTGATTCTTTTCATTTCAATTCAATTTTAATTTTTACTATTCTGTTTATCAATCAATTTAAGTATAAGCTCGTACTTGTCTTTATCTGACTGCCTCCAATCCTCTATGTTCCTTCGCAGGGCGTCCATCTCTAGCTTTATGGTTCTCTCTAAACTCTTGAACTCGGCGTTATGCACGTCCCTCAAGTTAACTATCTCCTTTCTTATCTCGTCATCCTTGAAGTCCACGTACTCCTTGGTCGGCTTGTTGAAACTCGTCGCCATAGCCGTTGTTACCACGAGTGCTACCGCCCCCATCACCGCCTTGGCAACGTTACCTGTCACGTTGTCTATCCAGTTGCTCATTGTCCGAGAATAGTTTAGTTATGGCCTTGGCCATGATTAATAACGCCCCTATGATGAAGTTAAGCCACACCTTCCAAGCGTCGGGGAACGGGGATGTCGTTATCAACCCCTGCCACATGGGGAGGGTGTAGACGCACATGTCGCCTATCCTCTTTATCTTCCACGGGGTCGGTTTCTTCCAGTTCTTGACGCTAGCTTGCATGACTAACTCCTTTCTTCTATAATTTCCCAGAACACTTCATCACCATCCTTTAGGAATTTCTCGACTAGAGCCTGTATATCCCTGTCGGCACGCCCCTGTATCGTTCTCTCGCCTGTACGGTTATAAGCGACAAGGGGACATCCATCGGTATCGTCCACGTTGTTACCACCGTGAACCCTTATGCCGGAGAACTTCATCCCGTTAACGTCAACGGTTTGACCCGGCGTGTTGTACAACAAGATCATGTTCCTCTCGTACTTCGGGCTGTAAGTGATAGCGACGTTATACTTGTGGGCGGGGATAGCCGTCTTTCCGGGTATCTTCGTTTCCCTCACGGCATCTTCAAGCACCCAGCAGAAGTCCTCGCCTTCAATCTCGATCCTGCCTACCGTGGCATCGTCGAAGAACTCTTTCCTGATATGTTTGATAATATGTTCCATATCACAAATATACGAATTATATCTTTCCGTAGTATCTAAAAAAGGCCCCGAAAGGTCTAGTTCTCAAGTAATCCATGTTATCACGGTTCTCTTTAGCCTCCATCTCCATCGCAGAAGCGTGGTAAGCCTTGCTGTTGGACTCTCCAACCTCTTTCCCCTTGTCTTTTATAACGTGGTAAATGAAAGATATTAACCACTCCACCAGGTACATGATGTAGTACAGCACGAAAGGCAAGAGGAACGGCAAGAATGCGTACCAGTGGTATGGGGCGCTGAAAAGGAAACTAGCGAAGTAAGTGATTATCATGCCCATCGTGAAACAATCCTTCCACTGACGAGCGTGAATTCTTTCCTCGTTAATGACGTGATCAGGTAGGTAGTCCTCCTTGGTAAGGATGAACGGCCCTAGCGTTATAGTTGAATATCCCTTGAAGAGGATCAACCTCGCTAACCAGTTGTTGTAATAAACTTTTGTCATGTACATTATAAATTAATTTGTTACTGTTGCTATAAATGTTTGAGTGACACCTTGAAAAGTGAAGGTGAATGTAATATCCAAGAGAGGCCAAGGAGATATGGACAACGGAAGATAACACCCACTCCCGTCAAGATTATTCTTCGCTAGTGTAAAGAATTGTGACACGGCTATCGGCAACTCGATACCACCCACCACCGCTTTAGCGCTTATGCTCCACCCGTCAAGACTACTGGATATACCCATGTCCGGTGATATAGAACGACTGAAATAAATGGCATGATTCCCTGACTTGCTTAACGTGATCTTGTTTGTCTCTGACGCCTTGACCATGTTCGGTTTTATGTTGTCCTCCGTCGTCCCCGTCCCACCGGTACAAGCGTAAGGTATAGTTGTAGCCCACGAGTCTAGCGATGGAGACTTGGAAGTGCTAGGTAACATGTTCCCCCTGTAAGCCAGGAACAACGCTTTTAGCTCGTAATCGGTCAGCTTGCGATTGAAATAGGCGTACTCTTGCAAGTACCCGTTCCAGTAGTCGAGGGGTGGGGTGGTCGTGTAGAAGGCACGCCCTAGCCATATGTTACCGTCCCACGTCCTGTCACGGTCACTGTAACCGACGGGACCGGCGAGCGGGTAATTGGTGGGGTCCATCAGAACGTACCTTTTACCGTTAAGGTAATAGTGCATCGTCCCGGACGGGTAGTCAAAAACTATCATTATATGATTCCACCCGTTTACTATCCAGCTACCCACGTCTGCCTTGCACACTTGATTTGACGATCCAGTGTACGCTTGGAATCTAGTCGGTACGGTATCTGGACTACCCGGTGATTCCATCCCGATAGCGTACCCTAGATAACTATTACTACTACCGTGAAGAACCCCTCCCATGATCCCGTTGTACGTCGTGTTGGACGATCCCATGTTGAAGGCGCAAACCGAGATAACGAACGATGACGTTCCCTTCACCACCTCCGGCAAGCGAATCGCCTTACCCCCTTCGATCAAGTCAAGACACGGGCTGTTATTGAAACCAGCCGTGTAATACTCCATCGTGCCACCTATCGTGGCGGTGGGGTTGTTACCGTTACCGGAGTAATCGTTTATATCACCCCCGAGCGGTAGGTACACCGTTGGATTTAAAGCTTGAATGATTCCTGATCCAGCCACTGGCCATATCTTTTTACCGTTTAACCACGCTTCTTGTAATTTCTTGCCGTTCAATGCTCCCCCCACGAGCTTTCCTACTTTCCCTAGTTCTATTGCCATGTTATGCGAATTTCAAATACAACCTACCTGTAACCTGTAATGATGTCGCCGGTATCGTGTCAACCACCTGAACCGACGTTACCATGTTAGTTGCCGAAACGGTCTCTATACAGTTACTTAACTTCGTGTACTGGGATGATGACATCAACCCGTTAGACGATGCAGTCGCTAGTCCGTACGTCGTGTTCGTTGACGTTATGGTTATGTTACCAGAAGCGTCACTGGAAACGGAAGTTGCTCCCCCTCCCAACAACCTGATCTGGTTACGATACGTGTTATCGTCCGTTACCTTGATGTACGGGCTAGTGGTTGCCGAGTTGGCTGCCGTACCCGACGCCCCGGCGTACAATCTAGTCGTGTAATGAGTGTTCGTGTCAGTGTCCGTCCAGGGAACAGCCACGTACATCTGTCCGGAGGAGTTCAACTGTACAGCGTAGTTTTTAGACGCTAGACCGGTCGCACCGATCTTGACAAGGCCGTACGAGGATGAAGTTGCGGCGCTGTAAGTGGTGTTAGTATCAGTCCACGGTACCGCAACGTACATTTGACCGCTAGAATTAAGCTGCACGGCGTAATTCTTTGATGCCAACCCGGTAGCCCCTATCTTCACTAGACCCAGCGTTGACGACGTGGCTTGTGAATAGGTAGTGTTGGTGGTTGGGGGGGTGTACCCCAGGGCCGTCGTCACCATTGACTTCGTGATACTCGTCAAGTAACCCTGCGAGGTCACCCACGTTTGAGTGGCGTAGGTGGAGGGTACTGACGTCAAGAAACCGCTATCGTTAGTCAGGTGACTGGTCTTAGTCGGCACGTTCACGGTCACGGCGGAGGAGGTGGGGGTAAACGTCTTGGCGGCGAAAGCACCGGCGGCGAAAGTCAATGCGTATATAGCCTGGTGTGACGTCAGGTATCCTTGAGACGTTACCCAAGACTGCGTGGCGTAACTACCCAAATCCGTCATAGTTGCAACCCTTGCCACATATCTAAGTGAAGATCCGGTGTAGAGTCCGTCTGACATTAACACCATGCAACGGTTATTATCTGATCGTTGCATGAATGGCCCACCCCCCGATTCACTCCATCCTAACAGGAATTTATTCACACCTTTCATCCTGAACGTTTGAATCACGTCAACACCCGAAGTGTCAGCATTATTAACCACAAACCCTACTGATCCAACTGGACTAATAGTTAATGATCCTGATATTGTACCACCAGTTAGCGGCAAGTAACTACCTAGTTTAGTGTTCACTGCATCTAACGTGGCCAACGTGTATTCAGTCATGGTAACCGCTTCACCCGCCGTGTACGCTTTATTAGTACCAACCCCTAATTTTACCGTACCATCCGTGATCTTCAGGTAGGTGGGGGTTCCAGAACCGGCAAGAGGCACGTTGTAGCCTGATGAACCGATGTTAGGGTTCACGAATTTATACAGTATTAACGCCCCGGATGAATACTCCGATCCTAAACCGACATTCGACACACCACCGTAATACAAACCGTATCCCAGTTGACCACCGGTGGTATTTCGGGTGTATCCTACCAGCATACTGTCATTCGATTGGATTCTTCCTGATGAGAATATACCGTTAGTTGGAACTAGGGTTGTGTTTGCATAATTAGCTGATACTAATAATGATCCAATCTTTAATTTTTTGGCCACTCCAGTGTTTAATAAGCCTATTTCATCAGCATTTCCTTCTATATGCATTCCAGTGGTTCCAAAATAATAATTATTGGCATAAACATTGGATATGTATGCATTTTTAAATCCCCAATCCGCAGAACCTATTGTTCCTACTCCACCATCAACAAAATTTACCTGTGTATATGGAATTATGCCTGCTTGAGGCATCCTTAGCCATGTTAAGGCAACATCCGTTTCAAGAGATTTTAATGCTGGATAATTCTTTGAATCAAGTACATATCCTGCCGGTTTCTCGTCTGCGGTCACGACCCTCTTCCAGTTTGATGAATCACCGTACCCGAGGTTATTGGCGGTTCTGAACCACATGTAACGAGTACTACCTGCAACATTATGATTAACGTCAAAGGCAAGTTGAGGCATCAATGAGGGTGAACTTGATTGGCTTCCACTACCCCATATTTGAACAACCATTCCATAACTCATACCGGTGGGACCGTTTGTCCAATAAGATGGTCCAGTGTAATTGTATGCAAGCTTACCTGTATCAGGACCTAACAAATCCGTGTTTAAATCATAGGTCGTTTTGTCCTCGTGAACGAACCCGTACGTCCACTTGGAGGTAGTAGGCAAGTACTGGGAGTAGTTTGACTCGTCAAGTATCTTGTAATTAGTTGATCCCTTGGTATGATACAAGTCGTCATTCCCACTTCTAACGTAAGTAACTCCAATACCTCTACCTATATGTTGAGCATTAGCATTATTATACAAAATAACAGAAGTGTCAGTTCCCGAATCAACTAATTCCCATGATGATGGTACATACAATTTATTCTTCCAGAACTTGTAACTAGCATTAGCGTATCCATCATTACCAACTCTAATATAAGCGTAATTAACCGTGTTATCACTACCATTACCAAATCCTCCAAAAGCGATAACAGGTGCTGTACTACTTGAAGCACCAGAATAGAAATAACATTCTCTTGCCCATCCCCCCGATACATTTCCATTCCACCCGAAACTACCAGAACTAGATACCATAAAACTGCCAACTGAAAACTGCCCGGCGGTGAAAGTGTTATTAGCCGTGAAGGTGTTAGCCTCGCTCCTCTTGGCCATGTCTGACACGTCGGGTATGTCAGAGGTGGAGGCGGGGGTGGGGAGGTTGCTGGCATCCCATATCTTATAATCAGTTAATCCCTTTCTATGAATCAAATCCACGTCTCCACTCCTTATCTTGGTGGTTCCTGATAAACGACCAAAAGTAGCAATACTTTCGCCTTCCAACATAATAATATTGCTATTTTGATCTCTCAAATTCCATAATGATGGAACCTTCAAACTTAATTCATTAAGCTCGTATTGTTGAGTACCAGAAGGAACGTTACCAAAACGGATATAAACGTAATTAATATGACCATTATTACCGCAACACCCGAACGAGGCTCTTTCTATTTCCGAACTATTGTTTACCCACGTAATACCACGTTCCCACTTACCATTTACTGATATGTCTGTTAACAATGATCCAGTACTTGTCACGCTAAATGGACCCACTGAAAAATTTCCTGCAACGAAACTGTTTATTCCGGTGAAAGCGTTATTCCCTGATTTGGTGGCGGGGTCGGGGAGGTTGTAGGTATCAAGAATATTGTAAGTGGTTCCATTCCTGTAATGTCCTATACTTGAATCACTACTATATATAAGAACACTACCTCCTACATCACCAATGAACGTGGTATTAGTATCACTTTTACTAATTAACCTTTTATCTACACCACTAGTATCTTTAACAAAAATTCCAAGTCCGTTATTCATTATAATCAACCCTGTCATGTTGCCACCCGACAACTTCAAGTAATTCTTGAGAGATTCGGTGGTACCAGTATTAACGGCGTCTATTGCGTCTGACACGGCCTTGACGGTGGGGGCGTAGTTCGTTTCCTTGCCAGTTAACACGCTCTTGAGGTCGGCTTGATACAGGACCTCCGAGTCGTCAGAAGAACGGTAGAACGTGGTAGCCTTCAAGGTGGTATCCATCGTGGACGCACCATTCCCTATCGACAGGTAGTTGGATTTATTCTCAAGGCGAAGACTCGTGCCAGTGGTGGTTATCTTTCCAGTCGTGGATATGTTACCTTCAAAAAGGAACCAGTTAGCACTAGAAGTGAATCTCGATTCCACGGACCCGGTTGAAACCCTTAACCAGGCGTCACGGGTGTTAAACTCGATACCATCACTCCCCCCTTCCGTGATGTAAGTGTGATCGTAAGCGATGTACAACTTCTTACCGATAGGCAACTTGTTAGTCGTCACCACCTTCTTGTTATCGGCATCCCACGACAAGAACATACCGTCAGTTAGCGTGGTGATGTCAGTGGCGTACAACACCTCTGCGTTATCCGATGAACGGAAGAACGAGTTGGCGGTGAGGGGGGTATTTAAAGTTGAGCCAGTACCATCTATCACCATACTACTACCACCTGCCACGCTAATACTAAAAGTGGATGCGGAAGAATTTAATTTACCAGTATAAATGCTAACATCACCGATAAACTGGAACTTGTGGAGTGTTGATCTAAAATTAGTATAACTATTAGACGTAAATATATTTAATGATCGTCCGTTAGTTCTTAATCTTATAGCACCGCTATCAGCTTCGTTATAACTTATATCTACATTATTTGTTCCAAGATACAACTTGAGGGTGGATGGGATCAGGTTAGTGGTCTTGAACGTCTTGGTAGCTGCGTCCCACGAGGCGAACATGCCGTCTGTCATCTCTCCAACCGGCTGTCTAAGTGCCACGTCGAACATGTTACCTTCCTTCCCGATCTTGAACATCCCGTCCGACTCGTTGAACCCGAACATGAAGTTCTGTTCGGTACCACGGTCAACCTCTATACCGGCGAAACCTGCCGTTACACCGGCACCGGTCTCTCCCTCGTTAATGAGGATCATGTTATCATGAACCTCGACCCTCTCCGCTTGAGTGATGAAAGTGTCACCCTCTTGAGTGACGTCACCCTTTATCACTAGGTTCTGGACGGTGAAGTTAGCGTAACCGGCGTCCCCCTTGGTGCGGGTGGACAGTCCTCCACCTTCCGCCTTCAACATGGCTCCCGTGTTACCGGAATCTATAACGAACGTCTTGCTCGTCGTCCCGGTATCGGTGTTCTGCTCGTGAGACAGGGCCTCTAGCGCATCGAGCCTATCATCCGTGGACCCTGACAGGTCGGTTATCTGTTGCTGCAAGTCTTCCTCGACACCGGTGGCACGTTCGGTCTCCGCCGTTATGGCGTTCTGGAGGTTAGTGTCGGCGGTCTGCATCTCCTGCCGTATCTTCGCCTCTTCCGCCTTCGCCCTGTTCGCCTCGGTGGTTATATCCGATGCGTTCTTCGCTATGGCGGCATCGTGAGCCTCGTCACGGGCGGTCGACCTTGCCACCTCCGAGTCTATGGCACTCTTGTTGGCGTTGACGTCCACACGTAGCCCCTTGAGCAAGGTGTCATGCTCGGCGTCTTTAGCCGTTGACCTGTCGATCTCGGCGTCCAGCTTGTCACTGGTTGAATCCACGTCATCACGCAAACCGGCGAGCAATTCATCGTGTTCCTTGTCCTTCGCCACTGACCTGTTGATCTCTTGATTCAACATCTCGTTGGTGGCGGTGAGGTCTTGCCTGAGGTTGGCTATCTGCTCGTCATGTTGCTCGTCCTTCCCCGTGGATCGGTTGATCTCACGACGCAACTCCTCCTCTATCCTCCGTACGTTAACGTACGTGGCGTTCAGGGAGCTGACGATGTTGGTGTTGTCCCACGTGTCAAGAAGAGTTATATCCCCGATAACCTTGAACATCTCGTCACCGGTAACAAACTTCTTGCTCCCTTCCTCGATGGGACCGGATAAATTCTTTATTATTAAATCAAACGTGATCGTGTTCGGTCTAGCCTCAAGGTCGGCACCAACTTGCACCATAAACAAGTCGGAGTCAGCCAGCGTGCTGACCAACTCCATGTCTTGCGTGAACCTTATCTGCTTGACTTCCCCGATCACCGGGATTTCCGGTAATTCCGATGAATCCACGTTCTCAAGGGTAATCTTCTTTGACATCTTTTCTAGTTCTTTATTGGCCGTCCTTTCGCTTTCGGGGCTTCTTCTTCCACTTTCGCCTCTTCAACTTGGGAGGGGGCCGGGTTATACGGGTTATACGTGTTATACAAATCGTTAAGCTCCTGGTACTCCTTCTCCACCTTTCTCAAGGTCTCCGGTTCCAGTAGCCCTTTCTCCGGGTTCTCGACGATCATCTTCATGAATCTATCGAACAACGCCAGCACGGGACCGTTCAGGCCGTTTCCTTCCATCTTCTTAACCACCTCGTCACAGATGAAGCTAACCACCATGTGATGCAACTCGTACTCTCTCTGCTCCTGTCCCTTCTTGTTCCATGAAACCGTTCCCTTCTTCTCGTCATGAGTGATCTCGAATTCCTCGTAATCCTTTGGCGTCAACCCCAGGGAGATGGAGGCGGACTGGCACATCACGATCTCTTTCTTCGTCCCGTTTTGAGTGTTAAAAGATTCAACGATGTTATTCATCAACATCATACGGTCTAAAATAGTCAATTTAATTTTCATTTTGATGTAAATTTAAAACATTAATATATTATCCATTCCAATAGCCTATCTCGTAATTTGGCATCGAGTATCCCATCCAGTTATTTTTGTCAACTTTTATAACGAACGTGGCGTTATCGCCATCACATTGTAACGCTGAATATCTTGATCCATTCCTGAGGAATTTCTCGCTAGAACTTGAAAGTAAAATATCGTATCCTTTACTAGAGGAACTCATTATGATATACCACGATCCGATAGAATGATTTATTTCAAGGTAAATTTTCTTCCTGCTCCCTTCACCAGTAAGAGCCACCATGTTATTAGCGTTACTTAATACTGATACCGGATTAGTACCTTTCAACGTGATAACATTTATTCCCCTGTGAATTATAGAACATTTTCTCCCGTACAAGTTTAAACCACCCACTTTCGTGTCACTAGTTTCATTTGGGCTAACATCTATCCAGCCGTTCTGAATTTTTACATCACACCAAGAAGAATCAGCTCCTTTCATGAATATAGCTCCACCGTTACCCATCGTGATATACCCGTTATTAACGTGCAAGTCACCATCATTTATTCTTATGGCTTGAGGCCCAGTTCCAAGTAAAGTGTTTCTAGTTCCACCCGTGACAGACAGGAACATTAAAGTGGTGGTATCATAACTACCTCTCTGCTTAACTTTCCCGTACAACATGGGACTAAGTCCAGTTGACGGTGGAATAACTGACGTCCCGATAGCTATTTGCCTATCCCAGTCGCTATCAGTGGAGTTATAATTCTCACGATAAACTAGTCCACCGTTGTACAATTTTGACTTGTAATACGTTTTCCCGTTCTCTGTAACTTGATTGTAAGCCAGACCGTCAGAATCTATGGTAAGGTTACCTATTTTACCAGCGCTCGCCATAACCGTACCCTCGATGAAGGCGTTCTGGGCGTACAATATACCCGAGTCACTCACGGCGAACGTTACCTTGTCTGTTGGAGGATTGTAGCTATCTGCACCTAGCTGGGTAGTTGCGTAAGCGAGAGCGGCCTTTGCTGCGTCAAAATCCCCACCACTGTAAAATCTAGGTACACGGTTCCTGAACTGTCTTATCGTCCACACGTCACCTTGACCGGGTGCCAGCGTCGATCCACCGTACATACCTCCCGTCTCCACCCAGTCGCTGGGTATCTCGTCAGGAATAGAACTACCGTCACGCAGGGAGGGGGAATAACCAACCTTGATGTACGTGGTGGATATTAAACCTCCATCCACTTCCGTCTTCTGTTGCAAGGCGTGCTTGAGGTAGTCTAGGGTCGTCACGTCGTTAAGGTCGTTGTTGATAACCGGTACGTCCTCGGTATCTATCATCTTGGTGCCTGCTGAATCGAAGAAGGCGATAAAACGGATGTTGGTAGGCCAACCTTTCGTTGAACTTTTCGCCAGCGTGTACGTGTACTTGGTAGCCGCCGAACCACCTGCCGATTTTATAACCGTCCAGTTCTTCATGTAGTCGTAAGACACGGCCACGTACCAGTAACAAGAGTAATCGGTAACACCTACCCCTCCCTCTCCCTTGTGAGCCGTTGCGGTAACGGTGGTTGGGCTTGCGCTATCATCACGAATCGAAGCGCTCGAACAATCGGTGGATAGCCAGTAAGCGGTACCGGGTAAACCGTCAGCACCATCGTTACCGGGGGCGCCGTAAGACCCGTACGTCCATCCTGAAACGGAGCCGAACTTGTCAACGGTTCTACTACGCATCCAGGCGTAAGGCTTGGCGACCGTGGTGCTTTGAGGACCGTCTGTCCACGAGCTTTCAGATATATCGGAATGATCGGTTCGAGAGGCACCTATGGAGAACTGGAACTCGGTGTAACCACCTGATTCACCGTCCGCCCCCGGTTCTCCCTGTTCGCCCACCACTCGTATGGCGTCTGACCACGCCCCGCTCCCGACACGTTGTCTCATGTAGATGTCACCCTCCACGAACGGGTAGTGCCAGTTGGAAGTACCATTAACGGAGAACTGCACGGATATGGAATCACCCTCCGGTCCACGCTCCCCTTGAGGGACACGGATAACCTTGAACATCTTCTGGATGGAGGGGAATGCCCCGCTAGCGCTAGACACGTTGAAGATAACAGAACCGGTCATGTTCGATCCCGTGAAACCGGTCACCTGAACCTGAACGTACTCGGAATTGTTGGTTCTCGTGAACGTGATGCCTGAATCGGCGGACACGGTAACCGTGGCTTGACTCGTCACGTTCTCGGTCCCGTAGAACACCCGTAACCTCGTCAGCATGTTGTTACCGTAGTAACCACCGCTACCGTCGGAGTAGGTGTTCGTGGAACCCACCTCGTTGTCAAGGTCTATAACGTAGTTGGACTCTCCCGGTATCCCGGAAACGTCCTGTATCAACACGACCTCGCTGTCGCAGATGTTAACGAAGCCTTGATCGAAGTAAAGCTCCGCCCTGAGGTTCGTCCACGACGGGTCGATGTCAACGTCTATGTAAGGTACCTGTGAAGTCCACGATTTTATCGTGGTCCAGGTCTTTTGATTATCTTTAGAGTAAGCGGTTCGCCAGTAACCGAGCGACCACCCCGTCACCCCGTCGGCTACCGATCCACGTTTAGCCGTGAAACGCACTTTAGGGGGATTAGGAGACCCGTTCAGCATGTTGATGAACCTGGTATCTGGCACGATCCAGTAAGAGGCTCCTGACGGCCCTGTAAGCACGACAGGGGTACTCCACCCGTCAGCCGGTACTTCCGTGGCGGGAGGTTCAACCGTTCCCTTTCTCATCCACAGGAACTCGTTACCGCTAGTCTTGGGAGGGGCGTCTTGCCATCCCGATGTAGGGGGTGTCTCCATCGAGGTGTTCTTTGCGAACTGGTAGTCAACGTAGGTCCCGTCCTGCCCTGCCTCCCCCACGATCCTCATGGGGTCTGACCAGGTGACACCGTCGTCCATCTTCTGTCTCATGAACACGTCGTCAACCTGGAACGGGTAGTGCCAGTTGGAGTTACCATCTTTAGAGTATTGCACTTGCAAGCCTATACCGTCCTTTCCCTTGTACTCTGACCACTCGTACTCACGGTTGTAGTAAGCCACGTCGATGGTCTGTTCCTCTCCCGGTGGGAAGGTGTCTTCCTCCTGGTTCACTTGATTGTAAGAGAACCCTATGAATCGAAGCCCTTCCGCCGAGCCGTCGTTGGTAACCTGCGAGAGGTCAGTGATCGGGTGGGTGGTGGAGAACTTGATCCAGATGAAACGGTCACTTCCCGGGGGTCCCGGTACTCCCTCCCCCGTGAGCAGCGAGAAGTTGTAATCAGCCGGGTTAAGCGGCATGGGAGGGTTAGGCACTTCCTTGTCGTGCGCCAGCCCTATGTAAGTCTTGCCTTCCGGTGATAGCGTGATACCGGTACCGACCTCGTCGTCTGCGTAAACGATCCACACGTAACCTCCGGGTCCACGTTGACCCTGCTCCCCTTGCTTGTTCTTCGAGATGTTGAACCTCTTCTGCAAGGTGGGGGCGTTTATCGTGTCCGGGTCCATGGTGTTCTTGGGCATGCAGGTGAACAGGATGAAACCGTCATCCTCTTCCATGCCCTTCACCTGCACGGTCTTCCCGTTGTTGGTGGCGAGGTAATCTATCGTGTCAGGGTTGGCCTCGGTCGAGAAGTTGTACTTGGAGCTGATGTCCTTTCCCCCCTTCGTCACCATAGCGGTCGTCTTGGCGTTATCGCCCCAGTAACCACCGCTACCGTCCGGCTGGGTGGAAACTATGCAGACGTCGTTATCGAGGTCCAGCGAGTAAGCCGCCTCCCCCGGTTCACCTTTTATCTCCTCGGAGCTTAAAGCGCCGTCGAAAGTCTTGCTGCAATTGAAAACGAGGTCCATAGTCACCCCGACTCCCTCGAAGTTGACGGTGAGGGTCACCGACGCCATGTCCTGGAACATGTCAAGTATGTACATCTCGCCACCCGCCTGCGTGAGGGCGGCGGTGCAACCGGACACCTTCTTTATGGATAACTTGTACTGTCCTTTCCCCGGGTTAGGGTTGGGAGACAGTAAAGTCGTACCGGCGTAAGCCACGACACCCGTCTTGGCACGCCCGTTCTCGCCGAGCTGGCCGTCCTTGATCTGCCCGTTGTAATCGGAAGCTATACCCACGTACGGGTTATCCAGCACGGCGATGTAACCTCCGGCCCCGTTGATACCGTCAGACACCTTGATAAGAGACGCCACGTCGGAGTACTTCTCCCCGTCCATCTCCACCTCGTACATGACGGATAGCGTACTCTTGTTATCCCACCACTCCTTGTCGGGGGTGATTACCAGTATCTTCTGGCTCTCGCCCTCTATCTCCTTGAAACCGTCGCTTGAAAGGTAGTACCACCTGCGGTAACCACCGAGATCGGAGTTGAAGTTGTTCTCCGACACCCGTATCGTGATCTCGTCAGGGGTCGTGTTACCGTCCTTGTCGGTCATGAAGGCGGGGGCGGGGTCAGGCATGATGTCAACGCTCTTCGACACCGCCTTGTTTATATCGTTAACCAGCTTGTCGTACTCGGCGAAGTTGTCAAGACCGGTACAGCCGGGACCTATCATGATGTTCTCGAAACGACCGTTCTGCACGAATATACCGGCGGCGGCGGCGTCTAGCGGGTCTCTCCCGAACACCCCCACCCGTTTACCGGTAAGGTCGTAGGAGTTGATACCCATGTATATGGAAATCGCCGGGGCCTGGTCAGAGGCGGCATCCAGCATGATGGCGGATTGTCTCGGCTTGTTCTTGTCGTCCCTGTGACCGAACAACACGATCTCGTCACCGGCCTCCGGGACGTCACCGTTACCGTCTTGATCGGTCTTCGATAATATGCAGTAATCGGCGCCAACGGCTATAACGAGACGCCAGTAATACTTCTGGTATTCCGGCGTGAACTTCTGGCATCTAGCCTGGTCGTAAACGATGAACGTGTTTAGCTCACCCTCCTCGGCGTAACACTTGTAACCTTGATCCAGCTCTTCCACCCTGTCTATCTTCATGTTGGTGGGGGTGATGATAACCTGCCCGGCCTGCGCCGTCAGTTGCTGTATCACGAAGTTCACGAACGTGGCCTTCTTCCGTATGTAAGCGTAGTCAACTTCAAGGTGAGAGTTACCGGTCTCGTCGTTCCATAACGACCCACCGGCGATCCCTTGCTGCCACCCGGGGGTGTCGTAATGAGTCGCTACAAGTCTCGTGAAAGCGCCGGCGTAGAGGTCAATCCATATCTCCGCCTCCGGGTTCTTGAGGTCCTCGGCACGTATGTAAGTCTTCAAACCATCACGGAATATCCTGAATATAAGATCGTTAATCGTGATAGATTCACCAACCTTGAGCCACTTCGAAACCGTCAACGTGTTGAATATGGGATCGGTTGACGGGTTACCGCTACCTTCCCCCACCCCCAGCAACTTGCCCAGGGTCTCTAGCGTTATGGTTTCGGGGTCACCACCGAGGTTGTCGGCCCTCTGCGTCATCAGGAAGTCAGCCAGTGACGGGGAGGGGTTCTCTTTCATCCCCGTGGGGAACTTTATGGAGTTGGGTACCTCTCTAGCGTTGGCTCCCAACAGTATCTCTTTCTTCTCGTCGCTCATGTCAAACTACTTTTTAGGCTTGCCGCCACATCCTTTGCGTTTTTTGCACTTCATGGTGATTATATTTAATACTTAGGCAAATATATAAAAAATATTTTGATTCTAAGAATAAAATCATCACCTTTGTATTATCACGTGGACGATCTCCAAGAACAAATATTTAACACCAAGAACATCCGTTCTAATCCGCACGACAAACGTATCCTTCTACTAAATTCCCCGTCCACGTGATTTTTTTTTGCCTTCACGCTTTGTTTTCTCGAAACTTCACCGTATATTTGCCTTGCTATGTAGTAGTGGACTGATTGGGAGATCGAAAACTATGACAAGCAACATTAAATTTTTGCGTTCTACGAATTTATTAGATAAAAAATTAGCCTGTGGCACACGGGACTTGTACGTGGAGGTTCCAACTATGGATGACCGTCAAGAAATTGACCTAAAAAGTAGCGTTCCGGTGAAGCGTAAATACATGAAAATGTAAGTGCCTAGATACTTGAGAGCTTATCCTTGACTTTCTGATCTCCCATCAACACTAGTCCGGTCAAGGATTTCTCTTTTTATAGAGATTCCCACGACAAGAGGTATATAGCGGCAGTTGAAGACAGAGCGACCTGTCGCCCCGGTTGACACCCGAAAACGCTCACCAAGGCTAGAGTGCCTGGAATATAAACTGTTCATGAATAAGGTTCAAAGAAATCTCGCTACGTCTGTACGACTTGACGACGAGTAACCCATGCCGCAAGGTACAAGGTGGAGGTCATGGACCACCAACGGGCCGAATCGCTCCTGACAAGGAATCCATAGCACAGGTTATGGAGGGGAGACAGGAAGCTTTCATGGAGAGGGAGTGGGAGTCACTCGACCAGAAGGTCCTGCCCACCCTTAAGTATTCTTCTTGTTATTTAATGCTCACGGCGGAGGTCTCCTCCCATCTACTACACTATATTCTTCATGAATATCACTTGTATAGTTAATATAGTTGTAGTATATTAGTAACATATATATTACTAATAACCTACTAATATATAGTAAATATATTAAAGGTGATGCCCTATCAAGAAAGCGGTGAGTGTTAGCTAGCATGGGGAAGAAAAAGTCGGAGGTATGTCCTTACATGAAATGGATAGACAGAGAGTAGAAACGATGTTCAAGATGGAGAAGGTCAAGCAAGATAGCAAGGCCGAGAGGCTGAAAAGGATGGTGAGGTTCAAAAGAGAGATACTCCCCTCCCTCGACGCTTACGATGTTAGAGCCTGTAACCATGCCACCATGTTCAAGTTCTTTGACGATAGGTGGGGAGAGATAGACGTTTACCCTATGGCGGATAAACTGCTCGTGATAGAGGACCACGAGTGGGTGAGGGGGGCCAGGAAATGGATAATTAAAAATATATTTTTAGAATAATAGTATGGCAACGGGAGAAGAAGTGATAAATTACCTGTACGGGGCTTACATAAGGCACCTCGAGAGGGAGAGGTTGAAAACGAAAATCCAAAGGGATAACGAGAGACTATGTAACATGTTGCTGTCCAGACCCTCCGACCCCATAGAGGCTTTCTTCGAGGACAGGGATAGATATTACAGTCGTAAACAGCATCCAAGTATTAACAGGGAAGAGCTTGATGTTGACGATTAAATTATTATATTTGCATGTCTTTGCTTTGAATTATATAGTAAGTGAATTGTCCCCCTCGCGCCACCGGTGTTGGAGGGGGAAATTTCAAGGTTTTCATTGTTAACAATAGTTGTTCAAGGGGTGGGGATTTGTTATTTTGACCCACCCCTACTCTTTTCAAGAATTAATCATGGAGAATTACGACGTTTACACCAGCACCACCAACAGGGAATACAAGGAACAGGCCGAGAGAGCCATGAAGATGTATTACAACACTTTCGAGGAAATAGAAACCGTGATGGTATCCCCACGGCTCCAGTATGTAAAGAAACGGCTTAAACGGGAAAAATCATCAAACGGTAGCCGTGGTAACGGTGATGGTAAGCGTTGAGTTATCAGACAACGTGCATTTCCCACCGGTGATCTTGCCGGAAGAATCGGCGGTGAGGCTGATTGCCTTAACGGATTTACCGTCAGCTCCCTTCGCCCCGGCAGCGCCAGTAGCACCTTTAGCACCGGCTGGACCTTGAGGACCGGTAGGACCGGCAGGACCCGCGTCTCCCTTCTCCCCCTTCGCCCCGGTGGCTCCAGTGGCTCCCTTGTCTCCCTTCTGCCCTTTCAACTCTCCAGACTCCAGTTTTTGCTGGAAGCTTTTACCGTCATCGAAAATAACGGAGGAGGCGGGGACGGAGTAAACGAACGTCTCGGCGCTCGTCACGTAACAAGCGTTGATCACCTCGCTGTTAGAAATGATGTCTACTGTAATCTCGCCATCACCCGGTATTTCCATGTCTATTAACACGTCAGTTTTCTCCGGCTTGATCACCTTGTAAAGAACCGGGTCAAACCCCTTCGGGTACAAGTAGATCATCACGTCAGAGTTATCCACCCTGTCAAGGAAAACGTTAATCTTCCCGCTAGTTGAAAATGAAACCTTGAACTTCTTGTCCCCGGTCTCGTTGAATTCTAAGTTTTTTAATGCCATAACACGTGTATTTAATTGTACACAAATATATGAAATTATAACGAAAAAGAAAACCCCACCCCGGTGAAGGGGAGGGGAAATCTACATGTCTAAAAAGAAATAAATCAAAAAGTACGAAATGATCAATGAAGTTATTGATTATCAGTTAGTTAGCTAGAAGGGCAAGTCGTCCTCTTGTTGCGGGAAGTTATTCAAGCCACCCTGTTGCTGTTGAACCGGTTGGGGTTGGGGGGCAGAAGGTTGCTGGCTGAACTCCTGTCTCGCTTGAGTGAACTGCCCCTGGTCTTGCAGGTAGGCTGGGTTCTTGCCCACGATCTTGACGTTCCAACCTGTACACGAGGTGAAGTAACGTACCACGCCGTCCTTCTCCCACCGTCTCGATTCAACGTCGAATCCCACCTCCACGGTGTCTCCTATATTCAGTTGCACGAGGGAGTCGATACGGTCGTTCAGGAACTGGATCACGACGTCATGATCCCACCGCCCGTCGTTCCACGTGAATAATACCTCTTGTTTTCTCAATTTCTCGCTCACTTGCTGTGGCTGGAAGATGTCTTTGACTTTAAATTCTTTATTCATATCAACTAGATTTTTTGTTTCGACAAAAATAGGGAAAAACTTTGACGTTTACAAGTATTTTTCATATATTTGTTCCGTTAAATATTAAATTTTATCGACATGGGAATTGAAATAGAAGAACTGGAGTTACTGGTTTCCATACCCGAGGTGAGGGAGGCCACGGACGCCGAGAAGATAGACGACATCAACATAAGGAGGTTGTCTAGCCTGATGAAGAAGACCGACGAGGTGTTTCTAGGTGGCGTGATCAAGAGAGAGCAAGTGTTCAAGAGCGTGATCCTCGTGCTGTGGGTGGTGAAACAGGAGATAGAGGAATACTTGATCGAGAACAAGGTGGAGATGAAGAGCGATGATGAAGTTAAATCGTTGTTCGCCCATCAATTCACGGACGGTCACCGTTTAAGGATGGTGTTAAGAAACCTGGCGTCCGGGAACACCCTCCCCCTGGCTCACTTGTACCTCCGGAAAATACTCTTGAAGTACGAGGGATGGGACCTTGACGGTATCTTCAAGAGGTACCAACGACTTGTGGCTGAAAAGACTGATGATCAATTAATTAACTATTTAAATTAAAAAGATATGGCGATAAGACTTGGAAGACCGACCGTTTATCAACAGCCAAGCAAGTTCGATTGCTACGCCCCTCGTCATCATTACAGGATGCAGGATAACGGGAAAATGTACAAGTACGTGTGGAAGAGGGACCTGGGGAACGTCCTTCAAGGGACGATCATAGGTTGCACGATGGGGAAGTACAAGTACCTGATAGACGAGTGCATGAGAAGGCAGTTCAAGATGAACGACAAGCAACTGGGGTTGATTTACTACCTGGTGTGCCTGAACAGGGTGGTATCCGTGGACGATTTCAGGGAACTACCGTACATGTACGGGAGGGACGGGTCAAGAAGGGTCGTGAGATGGTTCGTGGAGAACGGCCTGATGACCATGTTCGGGGGTGGGGGTGGATCGAGACACCTCAAGAAGACTTACGAGTTAACCGTCAAGTGCCGGAACATCTATCGCAAGTACATGCACTACTGCATGCTCATAGAGAAGATGCCCACTTTCTCCAGCGACATGGGGGAGGACTGGATGAAGTCCATACCAGCTAACCAGAGACGAGGCATGAAGACTTACGTGAACTGGGCGGCGTCCGTGAAGAGGTTTAACAAGGAGGTGGACGAGAACATGGCCAGGCTCAAGGCGGAAGTTGAACTTGAAAAGAAGGAAGGAGGGGAGGTATGATAGCTTACTTGACACTGGCGATATCGGTTTGCACCCTCGTTCTGGTCCTGTTCATGTCATTTGACGTGTTAAGGAACAGGTCAGTCGTTGACAAGACGAGGGAGGACATCGAGATGATAAAGAAGAACATCAAGGAGTTGAAGCATCCAGTTGCGTACACGGTAGAGAACTACGTTATCATACCAAGGAGTCACCTTGAAGAGTATAACAAATCCATCGTGGAAGTATCCATACAGGCCAAGGGAATCCAGTTCTCCGGTAACGGCAAGGATTTCGAGGAAGTACCCTCCATCACCCACGTGAAGGTGGGAGGGGAGATAATAAGCAGGAAAGAGGAAAAGTATTACTAACTATTTAATATTCAAGGAAATGATAAAAGCGACTATTGAAATTGACAACGGCACTCACGTGGTGCTATTACAGGATGAAGAGGGTAACAAGATGGTAACGTCCGTGCTACCCCTCCTCGACATGATAAAGTCAGGGAAGGATATACTGGTGGAAGGGGATAACGTGGTGGCGGGGAAGGTTAAAGATTACATCATCAACCTTAAAGAGAACATCGATATACTGGAAGACATCAAGGAGATGGTGGGGAGGGAGCCAGAGACGGTGATACCGGTTAACTTCATGAATAAAGCTACACTGGAAGGACAAGTTTTAAAGTTAGATTGCAATTCCGTGTCCCCCACCCCTACAATCGACAAGTATTTCAACGAGAGAGTTAACTCGTCATATTTTTACAACAAGATGTATTTCAACCCTTCTAGTGACGTTATTGACAAGATGAACGAGGCGAATGAACCCATGTTAAAGCTGAAAAGTAATAACGGGATGATCAATCACTTCTTGAAGTGTGACTTCATGACGGCTAACGATAACATCGACACGTACTACTTCTTCCGTAACGATAAAGTGATGGCAACTTGTAACATGAAATCTTACGATGACATGGCAATAGCGATCACCCCGAGGGAGTGGGTTACTGGAATTAACTACGTGATAGATGGCGAGTTATTAATGGTTGCAATCAAGTATAACGGGCGTTTCCTGTTCTCTTGCTTCAAGAACGGTAATAGCGTTTTCCTGCACCCTGACGGTAGCGTCATGAAAGGCGATATAGGAGACGAGAAATGGACAAGAATTAACTTGCCGTTGTACAAGTTCGACAACGACGAGGTGGATTACTCCTTTTTCATGGTGGACATCCCGGGAGAGACGATAGAAGGGACCATGATGGCTGACATCATACCAACCGTGTTTGACAAGTTAAGCAAGGTGAATCCTGACATTTTGGTAGAGTACTACAAGAAAACGATAAATCACCCCCTCTCCACTAACGAGTGCATCCTTGAATTATATATCGAAAAATAACAGTCATGAAAGCGAAGGTATACGATAGCGGCAGTATCAAGACGGTACTGGTACAAGACGATAACGGTGACAAGTTCATCACCGGTTTGGAAGAGTTACTCGACATGCTAGACGGCGACCTGGAATGGGAGATAGAAACTACTAACGAGTCGCTAAAGAGCAATTTGTACAAGTACGCCGGTCTCATGATGGAGGTGGGGAAGATAAGGAGGGAGATAGAGAGTTATAACACGAGCAAGGTGTTCCCGGTGAACGATTTCTTGAAGGATGTTGAATTACAACATGACAAGAAAGTTATTGATAACTACTTGTTAGGCAAAGATTTACAACTAGAACCGATACCAGCTTACTCGAAACTCCCCCTCCAAGATAGTATAAAGTTCCCTGCATCATTGTCACAATCGGGTTCAGACACGATAGGTGTTCAACCCGCACCAAGAGACTATACATATGACGGGATGAGAGTGGAGATAGACGGGATAACCGGTACCGTGGAGTACACGGACGTTCACGACGGGCTATCTTTAAGGTTCAGGGGAGAAGAGGCCGGGTTCCTTGAACTCACCCCCGACGGGATTAAAATGCCAAGGTTCGAGATCGATGACATCAGGATGTGGATTTACATGAGACAACTGCAAGAGGGGACGTGGGACGTGTTCGACAGCAAGATAGGGTTAGGCGCTCAAGCTGACACCCCGTCGGAAGCGATAAAACTGTACCTTGAAAAACTGAAAAATAACAAGTTCGTGGGGAGGGGTTACCTTAACCAGGTGGGGATAACGGAATACACGAGAAAGATAGGAGAGTTTAATAAATGCAAGAATGTCATCAATATAGAGTTGGTTTTGAAGTATAGCGATCTGTTGAAGCCGGGGGAGAGAGACGCTAATTTAAACGTTAACTGGATGACGTTATATGGAATGAGGGGAAACGTGAGAAGTAGCGAGGAGGGGGTATACCGGCTAGTATTCGAGGACCATGATTTATCACTAGTAATGCTCCCCACCCTCCACGATGATTTCGTTCCACTGGCACGAATCGAACAGGATGGGATGATGGTAATGGTAGTTAACATCTACTCTCCTGACGGGTATAAATGGAACGCCAAGGTTGACGATACACCGTTCAAGAATGAAGGAGCAACCACGCCAGAAGAAGCGTTAACCGGGTTATTCGAGTACGTGAAGGACCACAAGATACCTGTTGAAGAGTTGAATAAACTAGGTATATACAGCAACACCACAACGATAGGAAGTTACGGTAAGTACACGATGATAAACGTTCAGGTAGCAGTCAGGTTTGAAGACATAGCGGTACAGGGAGGGGAGAAAGAAGAAGAGGTAGAAAAAACAGAAGAAGAACCCACCCTCGACGTGCTGTTCGTGTTCTTCAACGTGAAGGATATTAACGGTGAACTGGTACCGCACTTCATGATACCATCGTTAAACAATGACAACGCTTACATCATGGAAGAAGGACATGACGATCCAGTATCGCTAGTCAAGAAAGCACTGGGAGATTACAAGCTATCAGAAGGAGACATGGAATACCTCGGGTGGGAGGGAGACACTCCCCCTAACCTGACTAGAGGTGATATAAACGAGATGGTAAAAATAGACGATTGCTGGGTATCAGTCACACGGAAAGTACCTAGAAAATTAATAGTACGAGACTAGAGCATTTTATCAATCTATATTTAAACACCACCCCCTCCAACCCAACTGTAATTAACAGTGACCGATTCAACAACAAAGGGAAGGAGGGGGTTTCTTTTACCCCACCACCAAACCAGTTAACATTATTTATAGTCAAAAATTTGTTTTTCTCGCACGTATTAATATATTATATTATACTATATATAATATAACCACCCCTACCCCCCCCCATACGTATATTCATTTTTTCATTTTACACCTCTTTTTTTTCGAGCGGGATGGGGTCTATAAACAGCGAGACCCCCTACCTGCACCAAGTAAAATGGCGTGGAACATCATGCTTTTTAACAAAACGTTCCACGTGGAACATATCTATTTTTCGATACACGTTCCACGAAAATTCACCACACCCCACCCCACACCAAACAGGTATGTAGAGAGAGGGGAGGGGGTATATTATAGAAATAATAATTGACAAGGGAGGGGATGGGAGGGGGTATCAAAAATTACAATCATAATAGGTATAGAGCATTATACCCCCACCTCAACACTTCATTCATGCAATCCGAAACATCCCCCACCCCTGTAACTCAATTTCATTTTATCGGGTGGGGATAAAAGTTTTTACCTTTTCGTTTGAACCATCCCCAACCCTGTAAACCGGTTATACTATTATCCTGGTGGGGGTGGGTTAAACTAATTTTAACAACGTTCCACGTGGAACATATCAAAATTCAAACAGTATTCCACGATAACTGAATTTCATACCATATATATAAGGTATAACTAGAATTCATACCCCCACCACCATGAAAAGAAAATCATACCTTATATATATATATATATAGGTATAATAGATCGGGTGGGGGTGGGGTTTTATACCTTATTATATATAGTATAGTAGAAAATGTTCCACGTGGAACATATTACTTGGTGGTGTGGGGAGTGGGGATAATACACCCCCAACCCCCTCGCTATACGTTTTAACATTATACAATTATTCTCCCCCACCTCCCGCAGTACGTCTATAATACATACCATTATTCCCCCTCCCACCCCTTTATCAATCATGCTATAACTTTTAGTTATACCTATCCCTCTATATCTATAACTACTAGTTATAGTATGGTGGGGTGTGAAGTGGTGCGCAGTGTCATTGCGCAGCCAATTCATTCATATATCGAGTATAACGCTCTTGTTCTTCTTCACGTGTATTGTATCCACCTCCCTCCCGATCGTGTCTCTATCGTCTTCTATTAACGTTCTATCTATATATAGCCACTCTCTTTCGTTCTGGGTGGGGTGATCGGTTCTTGTTGTCTATATCACTCCCCTCCCACCCCTTTTCACCTGTTTATACCTGTTCCCTGTATCGTACCCCCTTCCCTGTTGCGTGCCTTTTCCGGGAATTTCTGTTAAATTCTTAACATGATGTTATATTTTAGTGTTAAAAGTTAAACTACAATTTATAGTTTTACCCCTGTTTTCGGGGTATAGATTTATATTTTACAAACTTTAACATAGTTATATCCTGTTGATTTATATATAGTTACACGTCATTATTTACTTTTGCTTACACTTTTATCGTTAAATAGTTTGGAGTGTAACGTACTTTTGCGTACATTTGTATCAACAAAACAGCGAGAGAGTTCTTATCACGGTTGAGGCATCAAGGTTCTAACAGGACAACATCTATATAGATGGTGAAACGGTGGACACGGTTAGAACCCAGGGTGAACAGGTTACCGGGTCGGTGGTATATATAGAGACTGAGACTACCACCCCCACCCGGGTCAATAACGCTAGTATCCCGCTCCTCTTCATTTCTCTCTAGTTCTTTGCTTGTTGAAGGTCGTTAAGCGTGAATCCATGATGATGAATCATTATATTGACCTGTATATATTTACTTGTTGGGTAGGATAACACACGGCCGGGTAACCAAGCCCGGGGCAGACGGGTTGATTGATCAGTCATTGACTAACAACCACGTGTCAAAACGGTGTAAAGCGTTATATAATAACGTGTTACACACGGTACGTTTAAATCAGCGGTTAGGGGGTGACGGTGACGGATGCTATAACGTTACAAACTGCGTCCCGTGGCGGGGATGATCCACCCCACCCCCGACCGCTAGAGATCAATTTCACTATCACATTTCGAGGGGTATGGATACTTTACCGGGGTTCGATTCCCCCACCCTTGACCATTAACATTTAAACTTGAATACCATGAACAACGAATTTTGTTTTATAACCTATCTTGACGTTATAGACCACGTTAAAAAGGCAGCGAAAGATAACCATTTTATCGTGTCCGAGGTGACACCGATAAGCGATGACTGCGAATCGTGTCAGGTTTGGGTAGTTGACGAAGGATCATCACGCACGACTTTAACTAGAGCCTTTTATCTAGGCAGGAGAGTAAAAACGATAGAAAATTGCAGGAGACAAAAATAAATACATGATTATGAAATACTTGATCACTTCTTTAATAATTACCGCTATCTCGGCTTGGGTGGTGGCAATATCCCCCTCCCCCGTCCATGATTCAACCGACATCGTGGCCTCCATGCGTGATAACGTGTTCGAGTCAATCACCCTCAAGCTGGGGGACGGGTGTACGGTTGACGAGATAGCAAGGGAGTACAACGCTAACAGGTCGTTCTATGACAACTTGAAAGAGAACGAGGTTCAAACACTGTAAAACACTGGATACCATGAAGACGATACAAGTAAACGCGTACTATTTTCACGAGTTAAGTGAAGAGGTACAACATAAAATCATTGAAAATAATAGAGAAACTATATGCGATCGTGAAATGCAATTCATTCACGATGAAATGGATCGCACTATTGAAAAGTTCATGTACTTCGTTAGTGCTTACGTGAATGGATGCGGCGGTTTGATTCTTGACGATCCAGAAGATTACAAGTTAACCGGGAAATACTTGTACAGGAGAGTCAGACATTTAATAGACTATTACTTTACCGAACCTAGAAAGTATTTCAAGAACGGTAAAAGTAGGGTTTCTAAGATAATGGTGAATCAAGATTGCCCGTTAACGGGAGTGTACACGGATCATGTTATATTATCCCCTATCTTCTCATATATTGAAGGAAAGTTAAAAGTGAATAACTATTATAAACTGATAGAATATTGTCTTGATTCTGTTGATAAATTTTTTAATGAAAGCGAAGAATATTTTTCTAGTGAAGAGTACATCAAGGGAATACTAGCAGAACAGGACGACTACTACACGATAGACGGGACAATCATCAATTATTAACATACCTTAATAGATAACATCATGTTCGAGATATAATATATAAACACTTAAAAATAAACGCCATGAAAAAAGTAACGATACCATTTGATTTAAAACTAGCGAAAGACATTCAAGAAGGACGGGTAGAAGGACGGGTAATAGATAGAGATGGGGAACAATACACGATATTAAAGTATGATGCCCCCGGCAAATGCCCGCTAGTGTGCATATGCCCCTCCCCTATGACAAGCGACTTGACGATAGCTAGAACGTACACCACTAGAGGAGAGTACTATCACGATAAAGATGAATGCCCGTACGACTTGGTGTTAGAAGTACCCGAGTACGTTACATGGAAAGAAGGCGATTACCTTACTATTATACATAACTCTATCGAGTATATTATCATATTCAAGGACTTCGATACACGATCAGGAATGATAGATTATCATGCCCTGTATAGAATGGATATAGATTTCCTAGATATTAATAACAACACAAGCAAATACGATGATGTTACCCCCTCCACCCCCGAAGATATACAAGTCATTACTGATGCGTTATCATACGGTATGAAGAGATGGAACCCGGATACGAAACGAATTGAAGACTTGAAGAAAGAGCCGGAACACGAATTTAAACCGTTCGATAGAGTACTGGTGAGAGATGATGACCGGGACTACTGGCGGCCCGAGTTCTTCTCCTACAAGGATGAAGAGGGGAACACCTGTTGTTGCGGGGGTGTTAGATACGTTACAGCCATACCGTACGATGGGAACGAACATCTAGCGATGACAACCATATCAAATAAATAATGTTAAACACTTGAAAAAATAGATACCATGAAAACTAACGAACAAATATTTGAAGACATCAAGAAACAAGGTTACATCACCGAGCAACAAGTTAGATTGCTGAAAACCAGGGGAAACCAACAGAACAAGGACTTGTTTGACTACACGCTACTAGATACCGAACAATTCGGGTGCGGTATACCCCTCACCCCCGAGCAGAACGAGAAGGGGTTAGCCTTCCTTCGTGACAAGGCTTACACCCCGAGAGGGAACCTTAGAAAAAACTGCCCTTTCAGGCATCGTGAATTGAACATCATCGATACCGAGACTGAATTCACTTTCCTCGGGTTCTATGATGCCGGACGAAGGGATCATGTAAACCTGTTGCCGTTGTACGGTATCGGGGGGATGGAGTATTATTATGACGGTGAAATCCATGTAATCGGGTGATCATGGAAAAGACTAGAGTAGTGTTTAGAACCGGGAGAAAGCTAGGAATGACCATAGCTATATTCCCGGATACCATAGACGGGGACGAGATACTAGCATACGACAAACACCATTACATGGCTAGCAAAAGTAGTATCATGAAACACACCCGACCCGCAACGGTGGACGAGTGGGAGGACTTGTTCTTCGAGCTGAAACATCATTACAAGTACGAGTTTTTATCCATAAGGAAAAGATGCGTTAAAAGGAAACGACATGGAAACTAGAGAATATACCGCACGGAAAATTAAATCCGCCTTCAACAAGATAGAGAAGAGCGGGAAAAGGGTAACGATTACCACTATCGGCAAGCTACTGGGACACCCCCTCACCGATGACGAGAAACGTCTTGTCGAGATCGAGAGAAAGCAACGGAAATGGAAAGAACAGGCGAGAGAAGAGAGGAAAGAACTTGTCCCCGTTGAAATAAAGATAGAGATAAGGTGGGTTAGGAGTAAAACGTGGGGAAACAATCCTAACGGAACGGCTAGAGTGATAGAGGAAAACGGCAACATCAAGTACTTCTCTTACAGGTGTAGCGGGTGCGGGTACGACAAGCGCACGGAATGCGTGGCCGGGTTACTGGATCAATGCACGAGGGGATTGATGTGGAGAAGTAAATCCACGATAGGATTCCGAAGGCAAAAGGACGTGTTTGTATCGTGGGAGAGATCGGGACTTGAAAGGATATTCGAGCAGTTCAAGAAGTGGGGATACAAGGTTGAACACTCCGATCTCGAAAGGTACGATTTGATTTACATTTACAAGAACAGGAAAAAGAGATGAAACGAAGGTATTACATAACCCCCTCCCGCCTCGATAACATGACCGTGAGAAAGAACGGGAAGGTAACAAGAACGTTGAAGGGAGGGGAGCTGTACACCGGGATAGAGGCTGTGAACTACCCACGAGCTAAAGACTCATGGGCTTCGGGTTTCGCAGAGGAACGG